TTGGTGTTCACACCTTGGTGTTCGCCTAGTAGTACTGGGGGAACTGGGAACGCAGGGACGCGAACACGATGGCGAACACCAAGGTGTGAACACCAACGGCCGCACCCGACGTCTGGCCGCTGCGGAAGATGCCGGCCGAGCCCGGTGGCAGGGTCAGCAGCACGCCCGGAGTCAGAAGCACGAACAGCAGGGCCGGCACGATCATGTCGGTCGCCGTCAGGCTCAGGCCCAGCACGTACTTGGCGATGGCCCAGTACACCAGCGCCAGGACGGCACCGTGCACGACGGCTTGGACCAGAAGACCGGAGCCGGGGGGCAGGGCCAGGAGCAGGCCCGGGCTGAGCACCGCGAACAGGAGGGCAGGCGTCAGAACCTTGGGGCCGGTGATGTCGATCATTTACAAGTAATCAACATAATTTTCGACCCATGCATAAAAGTTCTGGGGGGCGACCCGGTCTGAGATGACAGGCAAGCCGGCGATCGAGTTCCACATGTCCATCTGGACGTAACCTGGATCTGAATTCGTGTACCACTTTGTGGGCTCGAGGACGAGCTCGACAAACTGGGGATAACCCGCGCTGCACTTGATATAGTTCTGTTCCAGGTAAGTGCGCAAATACATCCAGCCATCGAGGAGCTCCTGCGAGTACATGTCCTGCCAGTCCTCTGGGTGGAGCTCGGGGTCAAACTCGTCTGAACCGTCAGAGTCGTACGCCTCTCCGTCGACCAGGTACGCGTCACGCGAGTACTCATCGTTCAGACCCATTCTGGTTTTACTTACTTTTTTAGAGCTACAGATCCTTAAGCCCTGAGACTGTAACACCCGCCGTCTCTTTCATGGGCGCGGCATCCAAGATCGCCTGGAAGGCCCCCTCGACCTGTGCCTCATTTCCACCGAAAAATGACCCGAGACCCTTACGGATCACATCCTTGGTGATCGGACCCTTGGTCTTCTTCTTTTTGAAATTCACCTTGACCTTGTCCTGAACACGGACAGTATCGATCTCGTACTGCGCCATGTGGGCGGTCACAAACTTGCGAAGATCCTTTTCGCGACCGTTAAGGACGCTGAGATCTTTGCGAGCTGCAAGAAGCTGGGCTTTAAGCGTAACCCACTCGGTCATGGCGGCTTTAAAGTCAGCCATTTAGTAATAGTAAATTAGGTCTTATTTATGTAAGGTGAGCGCGGGGACGCTTACTGGTACTCCGGTGAAATCTCAAACTTGGGGCGCATGGTGTCCGGGGGGATCGTGCTGAGGTTAAAGATGCTGACCGCCGAGCGAGGGTTGATCGGCTCCGAGCGGAACTGCAGATTCGCGTTACGCAGAACGCCGCCGAGGGTCTCGGGGTAGCCAATCTGGTTGCGCGGGTCCATGTAGTTCTGGCCGCTCAGAATCTTCTCCGGGCTGAACTGACCGAAATCCTCCGTCTGGACAACCTCACGCGGAATCAGACCCGCCGAGCTCATGTCGCCACCTGCCAGGTACGGGCCCTCACCCTGGGGAACCTCACCGGCCGCGCGACCAGCGTTGGCGCGTGCGTGTGCACTGGCGTACGCAGCGTTCGACAGGTTCATGCCCGACACATCAGCACCCGCCGTGAAGCGGCTCTTCTGGGGAGCGACCAAAAGTATGAGAATCACCGCCGCGAGAACCATGATAGCCAGGCCCTTGCGATCCATTTATTATAGGGCAGGAATAAAAATTTTAGTCAAGATAGTCCGCTGGGTCGTCCTCGTCCTCGACCTCATCCGTGAACAGACACTCCTTGGGAAAGTTCGGGGCCTGCGCTCCTGTGCGGACGCGCACCTGGACCACGCGCCAGATGGGACCGAACGACTTTTTCAGGAACCACAGACCGGCCAGCTCGAATAGTGCATCGCATTGGGAACCGGCTGCGACATCCTCAAGGGCCAGAGGGTTCTTCTGGCGGTCGAACGCCAGAGTCGCCACCTGACCCTTGACGGACACGAGGGACGCGCCAAGCACGCCGTCCGTGATGCTCTCCTGGAAAGCATTCACGATAGTATCGTCGCTGAGCTCCTTGCCGAACCACTCCACCTTGGACTCCTTGGCCTTGGCGAGAAGCTCCGCATCGATGGTGTCGAACACGGTCTGGTCCTCGATCTTGAAGTTGATGGACTTGGACGCGAGGCCGTCCTGGGCCACGATACCGTTAACCTGGTGGCGCTGACCAGAAATCTTCAGAAAGTAACGACCGTCTGGAAGCTTCTGGGGTTTGCCGTACTCCATTACTAGTACATACAAAAATCTTCTTTAATACTAGATGAACCTGTGCAAACAAGAGTTCCTGACCAAGGGGTGCATGTGTTTGGCGGATCCAATGGACCCCATGAAGACCATATGTGCCTATATTAACAGGGAAAATGGGCTCGTATACCCCTGTGACACTGGGTGTTGTGTTCCTCGGTGTCAGGGTCAGGGTTCAGGACCCCGATTTGATGTTGAAATTAGACCGTCTGGAGGCATCACTCTTCCACCTGGTTTCGGTGTCGACCTTCCCCAGAGTTCGGAGCCGACCGACATCAAGGGTGCAGCACCGTTCAACTTTGATGCGGGCTGGAAAACAGAGGGTCTGAACACGCTCAAGGGTCGCAAAGTGTGGCATCTGGCCCTATCGGGCGCGGTCCTATTGATTTTGATTTTCTTCGCATGCTGGGCACTCGAGTAACGGGGCTTAAAGACGGCCACCCCAGGACAAGTAGAAATGGCCCCCACCACTGAGACCCCCGTCACCCTCGAGCTGCTCGCCAAGGAGCTGAAGGCGCTCCGCAAGGACGTTCGCAAGATTCGTCAGCATATTGAGGACCCGTCTGGTGAGAAGGCGGCGGTCCGTGCCCAGAACAACGGATTCAACAAGCCCCTGGACATCACCCCGGAGCTGCGGGCCTTCCTGGCTCTGCCGGCTGACGAGAAGATCTCCCGTTCCCAGGTGACCCGCAAGGTTAACGAGTATGTGGAGCAGAAGGGCCTGAAGGCTGGCCAGCACATCACTCTGGATGCGACCCTGCAGACCCTGCTGCACCCCCCGGAGGGCACGCAGGTCACTTTCCTGAACATCCAGAAGTACATCAACCCGCACTACATCAAGGACCCTACGACGGAGAAGAAGCCCAAGGCTGTGGTCGACCCAAACGCGCCACCCAAGGAGAAGAAGGTGCGCCCGAAGGTGGCCAAGCCCGCCGCGGCCTAAATTTAATGTCCGACAGTAATATCATAAAATGGGCCGCAGCGGAGGCAATGGTGGAATCGGTGGAACGGGCGTGTTTGGTCTCGTAGGCACGACCGTTCAGTGCAAGGCCGAAGACCGCTCTGCGTATTGTACCGGGGCCAAAATAATAAACGTTATCATCTGGCTTGTTATTCTTTATGGGCTGTTCCTACTCGCGCGCGACTACCTGAAGAAGTAGGCAGTTAAAAACCTTGGCGACAGGTAACACAAAGAAAAATGTCCGAACCCCCACCCGAACTTTCAGTCGACGACCTGAATGCTCTGGTAGGGACAAAGATTAAGGACATAAAATTGTACCAACGGGCTTTCACTCACAAAAGCGCGTTGAAGCGATATTCAGGTCTGACTGGTTCGTACGAAACACTCGAGTTTATGGGGGACTCTGTTCTAGGATTTATCATCACAAAACACCTCTTTGACCTTCACGAAAAGGAGCAGGAAGGGTTCCTGACCAAGGCTCGCACGAAGATGGTCAGGGGCAAAACACTATGTGAAATTTCACAGACGCTCGGTCTCGACAAGTTGATCCTGATGGATGAAAAGGGTGAGCGCAACGGCTGGAACACCAACGAGCACATCATGGAGGACGTCTTTGAGGCGGTCGTCGGGGCCATCTATCTGGACCTGGGCATGGTCCACGCCAAGAAGTTCGTGCTCGAATCTTTCACCAAAGTTCAAACGTCACTCGTCGACGACAATTACAAAGACCAATTGATGCGGTGGTGCCAGGCTCTCAAGTACCCCCTGCCCGACTATCAGGTGATGGGTCAGACAAATGGTCAGTTTTTCATCAGCGTCTACGTCGACGGTATGAACTGTGGGTCTGGTTTCGCATCCACCAAAAAGCAGGCTGAACAGAACGCTGCTCAGATAGTGCTTAAAACAGATGCTCGATTTAAGAATAAGGATGGACCCCCAAAACGAGACCCTTGTCGCCCGAGCACGTGAGCTTCTCGCGGCTGAATACGCCGAACAAAGGTCCCAGGAATGGTTAGACTTGCGCGACCAGATGATCACAGCAAGTGACGTCGCGAGCGCCATAGGTGATAATCACTATGAGACGCCAGATGCGTTCATCAAAAAGAAGGTCCTCAAGACAAAGTGGGCCGGAAACGCGGCGACGGCCCATGGGACTCTGCTCGAGCCGCTCGTCCGTGACTTGTACGACGCCAGGACAGGACGCAAGTCCCATGAGATTGGGCTGGTCCAGCACCGCCAGTACGCCTGGCTCGGCGCATCACCCGACGGCGTCACGGAGGATGGACTCTTGATCGAGATCAAGTGCCCTTTGACGCGCAAGATTGAATCGAAGGTGCCCAAGCACTACTGGCCGCAGGTCCAACTTCAGTTGGAAATTACAGACCTCGAGGAGTGCGACTTCATTCAGTATAGACCAGCCAGTGCCGAAGGCACTGTTCCAGCTCGTCCCGAGGAGTTTGTTGTGGTGCGTATCAAGCGTGACCGCGAGTGGTTTGCGAAAAATCTGCCCGCGATGAAGACGGCATGGGACCGCATCTGTAATGGGCGAAAAAATGGGTTATGTGACCTCCAGGATGACTCGTCTGAACCTGTCCCATTTAAGAAGCAAATTGTGTGTCTTTTACAAGAGGACGATGGAGTGGAAGTGCCCACACAAGCCCACGATTCTCAAGTGTCGCGAGTGTCAACGGGCCTTTTGCTCGAGATGCATTCAACTTGAGGTGCATTTCTGTCCCAAATTGGATGAACGGTCGAAAAATGAAAAGGAAAACTTGGCGAAAAAACTCGTCAAGGTTGTAGCGCCAAAGGTGGCTGCAATTTAGTTCTTGAATTTCTTGAACAAAAAGTAAGCCAGAATTGCGAGCACCGCATAAAACATGAGAGTGTCACCCCGGGCCCCCTTGGCCGCCATCCAGCGCCCAAGAGAGTCCCCAGAACCGCTACCCATCCATGACCAGGGCATATCCGGTCGGTACCACGTACACGTGCCGTCAGAGTACTCGAATTTGCGCGCAGGGTACATGGAGTAAGGGGCTGGGTTGACACTGGCCGTCTTGAGGTACATGGCGCCTGACGAGTTGAACTCGGGGCCCTCGACCGGGTCCTGCATCTCCATGGGCACCTCGTCAATCTGGGTATAGTACGAGCCGTCGATAAAGGTATCCTTA